AGTTTGATCTTGGAATTTAATAGAACGTCCCATCAACTTATGATTGTCGACATAACGCATTAACAACTTCATTTGACCCTGCTGAAGATACTGCGTTGCAGTAGATTCAGAGGAAATCAAGCGAGGACCTTTATAGTCCTTCGGAACGAGGGAACACTTAGTAACGGAAGATTTTACCATTACAGGTGGTCCATCACAACAAAGGGCCATAAAGGACTGAGACCCATATACATGGAAGGGGTACCAACGTTCAGCCCGCAAGGGCCAAGCGCGAATATCCCACCTCTCGAAGCGATCGTAACCTTCAGCAACGCCACCCGGTCCATGACCGGGAGTAATGTTTGTAAGGTCACAACGCTTTAGAGTTCTACTGAGAAGGCGTTGAGCCATTCTCAGAACCGGATGATCACGCTTCAACTTGATTTTACCCAAATTGAGCTGACGCGACCGAAAACCGGCTATGACATCTTCTTCCTGCTTTTTAGTAGGGCTCTTGACGAGCTTACCATCGAGCAATAGGAATTGTCTTAGAAAGTATATGGAAGAAATATTAGGAGTTGAACGGAGAGCTCCGTCAGAACTAAATATCGTGTCAAAGACACGATAACAGAACCGAGGGAGATTAGTCCCCTTCTGTGATGCGAAGCCCATGACACCTTCAAAAGTGCCGTGGATCAAGCCTTGATCGAGGGCGCGACCCAGTATGGGAAGCGTAACCTCTATGAAGCTAGAACCTTCGGACCCAAGCCTCTCAGCCAGGGTACGAATGTCATTTGCATGGAAAGGTACTCCGTTCAATATTCCGTCATCAACAATTGATTGACGGAGTGCGATTATACGCCTAAGGAAAGCATTAAGGTCCCCCATAAAAGGGTTATCCTCCTTACTCCTAAAAGTCCACGTATAATAACCAAACCGACACTACGAAGTATTCTCTACTCGTAGGTAATCACGATGAATGAACCGGTGTTAAGCCGGAACAAACGTGTCGACATGGTAGTCCGTCCCATCAATGGGAAGGACGCCAGCCAACAAGTTCGTGATGACCGCAGAGCGGAGGAGAGACTTCACGAATGCAGTTTGGTCGGCCACAGAGGCTGCCAAACCGGATTCGGTCGTTCGCGGAATCGACAACTCGAATTTTGCAATTACTGCAATCGAGTTGCCGGTAGTATCTTCGACGAAGGTCTTTTGGGCCTTTATCATATACTTATCCGTTCCCTTGGCATTCACGGGACGCAGAAAAGACTGAACGACAATGGTTTCCGGCTCCGTAATGGTAGCTGAAGCATTGACGAACACTCTTTGCGTCCCGATGGATTGCTGAAGAGCGAAGGTGATGTCGGTCGTGCCATCGGCACGGGTTACGATAATGGACATTAAGGAACTCCAAGTTCTGACGCCGTATTGTTATTAATTGGGCATCGATTAAGCGGCACACGCCGCACGAATCTATGTTAGCTCAGAGAAACTTCTGTATAAGAAGTTCGCCTCCAACGCTAGCCTGGAAGGAACCGAGGTTCGATAGATTAGCAAACCACGATGTGTCTGGAAAACCAGGAGTCCTGGTATAATCTGTTACAGCATAGCTGAAACAGGAGAACTGTGAATTAGGCTCCATGTTTGGGTACCCATAAGTTGTATCGTATCCTGGATTACAAACGTAATCATACAGGGCGATATTCTTTATAGAGTGACCGACAGAAGCTATATTCATGAATGGCGATTCACCCAAAGGAATGCGAGTCAATTTATTGATCGCTTCCTGAGAGTTAGTAAACCATTCAGAAACGAAGCTAAATGGAATGAGCTCCCAAGCAGTACCGACGACTTTATTGACGCCGAAATACTCAAGGTAAGCTCTCCACCGGGAGGCTTCGTTTATATCAGTTCGTACACGTCCTTGCCCAAATATAGATCCGACCGTAAAGCATTTACGCAATACGGAACCGAAGTCTAGATATGGGGACGTGAACGTACCAGGAGTGAAAGAGGCGGGAAACCCCCTTCTGACTCTAATAGGGACATATTGCCCTCGATGTTTAGACAACGCGAAAAGCTGCTGCTCCACAGAGTTGTGGGCAGAGAGCGTCGCACGTATGTCATGAATCGCAGGCACAACACCGAACTGAAAAGCAAGGTGTTGGTTAATAGCCTCCTTAGACGCAAATTTTACGAACCCGATGTCATGCGCGGACCGAACGACGTCGTCGGGCAAATGCCTTCCTCGCTTGAAACCATGTTTCAAGAGTTTTAGGTAATGCCTGTTGATATCGCCCAAAGTCTGCTTATGGAGACCCCTCTTGTAGACATCTTTTATGAAGCCTACAATTGCCTTCTTGGGATTAATCACAAGCTTTAGTGCATCAATAAAGATGCCACCTTCAGCTATAGACTCACCCGAGAAGAAATTTGAGGGTATGAGACTTTTACAAATCTCATCAAACTGGTCAGCCATCGAGTCCCACTCCACTGCAGCAAAACTGTGTTCCGAGGGGTTCCGAGGTAAATTATCAAGAATGTTATTCTTGATATACTCAGAGCCAAACCTCTCACACAGAAATGCAAATGGATTTGTGGTTTGCGTGAGCGTATATTCGTCGTTACAAAGTGAGTTACTAAGATCTAAGTTCTGCACTATAGTCATGGTGCCCTGTTGGGACAATCCATTTCCTTCTGAGTCCTTGTAGGACCCAATCGAAACCTTAGTATGATGCACTGGCTTTACAGCCATAGGCAAATGACTAAAAGGATTCCGACGACGGAACTTATGACGAGTCTTAGGCTCGACGACCTGGTCCTGAATCGTGCCGGCTGAATATCGGAGCGGATACAAAGTGTTAACAGCTTGCTCTTCCCTGTCATGGATTACACCAGGACAGAGGCCAGAGCCAGCATCAGTTTTCACATGTACCGATTCCTTTACCCAGCTAGTATACGAGGGACCATAGTCAACGTAACTACGAGTACGATTGAACGACATGAGTCATCCTTTCCAGAACTGTTTCAAACGCATCCATTGCTTTCTAAGGCAATGAACCGACAAGAGGTTAAGAACACGCGATACCAGAATGAGAAGCAGTGATCGCCACATACTAAATAATCATCGTGGACAAAATATGTTCCGAAAGATATTTGTATGGGACGAGCTGAAACTCACCTGGAGTACGTGTCCTAACACCATGGGATTGGGTTCCGAGGCTTTCGCCTTTGAATGATCCACCCTGGTTAGGTAC